AGACATAAAAATAGATTAGAAATATTTATGGACTGGTCTGAAGAAGTTATTGTTGGTGATTACCTAATTGTAGAATGTTATCGTATAATAGACCCTGATACATATACAGATGTATATAACGATTATTTTTTAAAGAGATATGCAACTGCTTTAATGAAAAGACAATGGGGGACTAATTTATTAAAGTTTGAAGGTATGGTAATGCCAGGTGGAGTAACATTTAATGGACGTCAATTATTTGATGATGCCAACGAAGAAATAACCAGATTAGAAGAAGAAGCAAGACTTAATTGGGAACAACCAGTCGACTTCATGACAGGATAAAACATGCCGAGAAATGTATATTTTTCTCAGGCCGTTAAGAGTGAACAAAACCTTTACGAAGACCTGATAATAGAATCACTAGGAATATATGGACAAGACGTCTATTACATTCCACGTACTCTTGTCAATCGTGATAATATATTAAACGAAGACCCAGCATCAAAATTCGATGATGCTTATCTCATGGAAATGTATATTGAAAATACTGAAGGCTTTGAAGGTGCGGGAGATTTATATTCTAAATTTGGATTAGAAATCAGAGATGAAGCAACGTTTGTTGTATCAAGAAGAAGATGGGATTCAAGAATTGGTGTATTTTCATCTAACTTAGTTGACCCAAGACCACTGGAAGGAGATTTAATCTTCTTGCCAATGACCAATAGTTTTTTTGAAATATCTTATGTAGAAGATGATTCACCATTCTATCAATTATCAAACTTACCAGTTTATAAGATGCAATGTTCATTATTTGAATTCAATGATGAAGAATTCGATACTGGTGTTGCAGAAATTGATACTAAAACTGCTCAGTCTGCATATCAATTATCAATGGATATTAATATTACTGGTGGCAATCACTATGAGGTTGGCGAAACTGTAAGACAAACAATATCAGCTGGTGTAGTTGTATTTGGTGAAGTTGTTTCTAGAACAAAAGTATCTGATACGAGTTCACAAATATATGTGGCAAACATTGGTGTAACTGGTTCAACAGAATATAAAACATTTATTGAATCAAATTCAGTAGCACTTGTAGGTGATAATACTGGATATATTGGATATATCAATGCAATATATGATAGTATTGCAGATACAACAAGTGGTAGAGTGTTCTCAACAGATGAGGCTGCTCAAAATATGGACTTTGAAATAGATGCAGATGGATTTATAGACTTTAGTGAGTCTAATCCATTTGGCGACCCATCGGAGACTTACTAATGTTTGGTGACCATTTCTATCATGCTACAATGAGAAAGTCTGTTGCGGTCTTTGGTACTTTATTCAATAACTTAAGAGTTATTCGAAAAGCTGCTGATGGTAGTGTTTTAAATCAAACACGAGTACCATTGGCTTATGGACCTAAACAAAAATTTCTTGCAAGATTAGACCAAGAAACTGGATTTGATGCTCCTATGGCAATCAAATTACCAAGAATGGCTTTTGAAATGACATCATTAACTATTGACACTGCTCAAAAGACACCAAAAAGAAATAAGATTGTAGAATTACATGCATCTGATGTCACAAAGAAGAAAACAATAAAACATTGGACATCATATGATATTGGTATGTCATTATATATTATGGCAAAAAACCAAGATGATGGATTACAAATAGTAGAACAAATCTTACCTTACTTTACTCCAGAGTATAATGTAACAATAACTCCTGTTGATGGATTTACTCATAAACAAGATGTTGCTGTTATATTGGGTAGTGTAAATATTGATGACCAATACGAAGGAGATTTTACTGAAAGAAGAGTATTAATATATCAATTAGACTTTATAATGAAAATGAAGTTCTATGGTCCTACAGGCGACCAAGGTGTCATAAGAGAAATTAATATTGATTTTAAAGATAAAGGCAATGTATCTGATATTATGGAACAAATGGATATTACTATAAATCCTACAACTGCAGATGAAGATGATAACTATACAGTTGTCACAACTATAAAGGATGGAGATGAGTAAGAAAGATAAAATGGTACAAAGTCTAGAAAAGAATTTACCTACAATAAAAAAAGATAGACCTATCAAAATAGATAAAGATGTAAAAGATGATTATGAATTTTCTCGTAAAACATATAAAGATTTAATATATACTGGAACAAGGTCAATGGACGTACTTGCAGAATTGGCAAGAGAATCTGAACATCCAAGAGCGTTTGAGGTACTTTCTCAAACAATAAAAAACATAGGTGATACAACTGAAAAGCTCATGGCTCTTCAAAAACAGAAAAAAGATTTACAAAAAGACGAAAAAGAAGAAGCAAGACAAGTGACTAATAATAATATGTTTGTGGGCAGTACTACTGATTTGCAAAGGATGTTATTGAACAAAGATAATGTAATAGATGCAAAAGCTAAAGAATAATGAGTTCGGCTATTTAGGTAATCCAAACGTCAAGAGAGACGGAGTAGAAACCGAGTTTAGTAAAGAACAAATAATAGAATATCAAAAGTGTATGCAAGACCCTGCATATTTTGCGCGTACTTATATTAAAATTATATCATTGGATGAAGGATTAGTACCATTTGACTTATATCCTTATCAAGAAAAAATGTTTAGTCATTTTAATGGTAATAGATTTAGTATTGTTTTAGCTTGTAGACAAAGTGGTAAATCAATATCTTCTGTTGTTTATCTTTTATGGTATGCGTGTTTTCATCCAGAAAAGACAATTGCTATATTAGCAAATAAGGGTGCTGTAGCAAGAGAAATGTTGGCAAGGATTACACTTTCATTAGAAAATTTACCATTCTTTTTACAGCCTGGATGTAAAGCTTTAAATAAAGGTAGTATTGAATTTAGTAATAATAGTAAGATAATAGCATCTGCTACATCAGGAAGTTCAATCAGGGGTTTATCAATTAATTTATTGTTCCTTGATGAGTTTGCTTTTGTTGAAAACGATGCGCAATTTTATACATCAACTTATCCTGTAGTATCTGCTGGTAAAGATACTCAGATTATTATTACATCTACAGCTAATGGTATAGGTAATGTATATCATAAATTATGGGAAGGAGCTATACAAAAGACAAATGAGTTTAAACCATTTAGAGTAGATTGGTGGGATGTACCAGGAAGAGATGAAAAATGGAAAAATGAAACTGTATCGAATACATCGGAATTACAGTTTGAACAAGAATTTGGTAATACATTTCATGGAAGAGGTAATACACTTATAAGTGCTAATCATTTATTAGCTCAAGTAAGTATAGAGCCAGAGTTTTTTAAAGAAAATGTTTGGATTTACAAGCAACCAGAAAAAGACCATGAATATGTAATGACAGTTGATGTGTCAAAAGGACGTAATCAAGACTATAGTACATTTACTATAATTGATGTATCAACTACACCTTTTGAGCAGGTTTGTGTATTTAGAGATAATAATATATCTCCAATGTTATTACCAGACATTATATACAAATATGCAAATACATATAATGAATGTTATGTAGTAATTGAAAGTAATGACCAAGGAGCTGTTGTTTGTAATGGTTTATATTATGATTTAGAATATGAAAACATGTTTGTAGAATCAAGTATTAAAGCAAACGCGCTTGGTGCTACAATGACTCGAAGAGTTAAGCGTATTGGATGTTCAAGTATAAAAGACTTAATAGAACAAGGTAAGCTTAAAATAAATGATGCTAATACAATAGTTGAAATGAGTACATTTGTAAGTAAAGGCAATAGTTATATGGCAATAGCTCCTAATCATGATGATATAATGATGAACTTAGTTTTATTTGCTTGGTTTACAACAACTGATGTATTCCAATCATTAACAAATATTGATATGAAAGATATGTTATATAAAGAAAGATTAAAAGCTATTCAAGACGATATGCTTCCTTTTGGTTACGTAGAGAGTGGGAACTACGAAAAGGATAAATATACTAAAGACGAAGATGGGAACATTTGGTTCGAACAGGAGTGGACAGGAAATGCAAAATTTTAGCGATTACAGAAAAAGAAAATACAATTATGCTACTGAAGAATGGGAAGATGTAGGAGTAATATCTGAAGCTGAAGCTTCATATAGATTTGTTTATCTATGGTATGATGACCCTGAAGACCCTGATGACCCAGAAGCAACTGCAGATGACTTTATAAAAGAAGGCGAAAAATTAGGCCTTAAACCTTTTAAAGTTGATGTACAGGGCGCATATTCTGATTTAGAAGATGGTATAAGATATATCTATGATGGTATGTCAGAAAAGGAACGAAAATTTAAAATAGATGATAATACAATTGTATTTGTAAGAGCGCCTGTCACAAAAAGAAAAGCATGGTCAGACTTTTTAACTCAATTAGAAAGAGCTGGAGTAGTATGTGTAAATACTCGTTCATGCATGGAAATCACATCTGACAAATATAGAACAAGTCTATATCTTGCTGAAGCAGAATTAAATCAACCAAAAACTGTTTTAATACATCATCCAAATAAAGCAATTGATGCAATGGAAAGATTAGGTGGTAAATATCCAATTATACTTAAAACACTTACAGGTTCACTAGGTATTGGTGTGATAAAAGTAGATTCAGAAAGTTCATTACATTCTACTGTACAATTATTATATAAGTTAGACCCTAACATGGGAGTCTTATTACAAACAATGATAGAGGACTTTACGTTTGATATTCGTGCACATGTTATTGGTGGTAAGTTTCATGGTGCAATTAAAAGACCAACAGTTAAAAAAGACTTTAGAACAAACGTATCATTAGGCTCTAAACCATCTCCTATAGAATTAACTGAGCTAGAAATACAACATGTAGAAAAAGCAGCAAAAGCTGTTGATGGACTATGGGTTGGAGTAGATATATTCCCATCAAAAGATAGAAATAAAATACCACCAATGTTTATTGAAATCAATTCAACACCAGGAACAAAGGGTTATAGAGCAGCAACGGGTGAGAACTTACCTAAAAAAGTTTTAGAAAAGTTTAAAAATAGAGATTATTGGTTAAAACCAGGAACATATAAGTCTATGTTTGAAAGTAAAATAAAAGTGGATGATATACAATATGATGGCGATTATGTTAAATGGACTAAAGATGGTATAAAATATGTTCATGAAGTATATGATGTATCCAGTGATATGAATCCAATCATAGAATTTAATTCACAAGAAATTGAATTAACTCGATAGAGAACATAATATTATAAATAATAGTATTGAAGATTCGTATTATGAAACATATTAACTAACTCAAAAATAGAGGACAAAGCGATGGC